GACATCAGCCTTGCAAAGACCGCGCTCTACCAACTGAGCTATATCCCCGAATATAAAGATTATAAAACCCACTCAACTAAAAGTCAAGTGGGTTAGAGCAACCTTCCGTGGTTATTTATCAGTCGTGCTCACCCATTGCTTTTTGCTTACGCAGTTTCTTAGGATTCTTAGTTACAGTACCAGAACCAGGTTTGTGTCCACCAGAAGTATACTCAACAGCACTATCTCTTGCATAATCTCTACTATCTTGGTCAAGTTTACCCCTACCAGATTTACCTAACATCCCAGAGTATCTTGGTTTAGTAGATTTCTTACCACGATTTCCTACATCAGGACCATTATCAATCCTACGAGTGTGCTTTTCAATTTCTTTTACTTTCTTAGTCTTTTCACCTTTCTGTGAATACTCACTTGCTGGTTTCTCACGTCTTGCGATAGCAAGTTTACCCATTGCTTGTCTTGCTTTAGGTGTCTGTCCGTATGAACCTTCTGCTTCAAGGATTGCATCGATGTCTTCAGCATCCAATTCATTTGCCATAATCCACTCTGCTTCTTCCAGAGTTTCTGCGTATCCTTCTACTTGGAGGAACTCAAGGACAATATCAAAGATATCAAAATCTTCTTCGAGTTGATTTCCTTGTGGTTCGTATGACATAGTTAATCCGCCCTTTAGAGTTGCTTTAAGGGGAGTTCCAGAACCACCATGAGAAAATTCTCTACTTCTAGGTTGTGGTTTTATTGCAGCAGAACCTGCTGATGATTTTGCTGCTGGTTTAGCTCCATGGGTCAATTCAGAACCTCTCATGCCAGCAGCATTTTGCGCTGACCTCTGCGATGCCATTGCCGATTTAATTCTACCGAGAGTTGGTTCTTCGTCAATCTTCCCAACCTCTTCATGCGTCATACCAACAACTGAAGGTCTTGTTTTTTTAGTAACCTTATCGTAGAACTTAATATCTCTTTCCATTTTATCAGCATTTGCTTTTCCTGCTGATGGAGAAAGACGCTTATCTCCACGCTTTCTTTCGCGAGACGCTTCTCTTCTTTCTCCAGTATCTTGTCCCTTTACTGCTTCATCAACAGATACATGAACCTGCTGATAAGCTTCAAATAAACCTCTAAGTTCTCTGGTATCCATCTTTACAAATAGTTTTTTATTTATTTATAAAAAAAGACCCCGAAGGGTCAAACACCAAGAACAGCGCCAATATTATCATCAAGGTCTCGAATGACTCCACGAATATCAGAAACCCGAGGAGGAACACTCATTTCATCATAAGTGTATCCTTTTTGTGCGTCAAACAGAACTTGACGAACTGCTGCTGCTGTACGAGCATCCATTTTAACTGTTACTTGTTTTTCTTTAGTCACAGGTCTCCCTCCACACGATTTTCAGAACGTTCAATAGTAAAAGCACCTTCAGGATAACGAGCATTCAGTTTCTCAAAGTTCATCTGAATAATTTCTTCAAGTGAAACATCAAGTCCAAGACACGCTTGAGCAACATACCACATAATGTCTCCAAGTTCACGCTTCAAATGGAAAAGATTTTCTTGATTTACTGGTTTACCTTGAAAGATAATCTTCTTTACAATCTCAGTGAACTCACCAGCTTCAGCAGACATTCCTACAGCAGCAGTAAGAATTCGTTCAGTAGGAAACTCTTCTTGGCGAAGTTCCATTAGACGATCAATAAATGGTGTATGCTCTTTACTTTGTTTTGAGGTTGTTGTATTAACAAACTCAATATACTTATTAAGATCAATAGTCATATCAGAATTTAAATCCTTCGAATGATTTTTTAGGTTTCTTTTCTTCATAATCATACTCTTCATCCTTTCCATTGTCAAGGATATCTTGTTGAGCAGATTGTTCGCAATCATAAAGACGCATCTTAGCACGGTCAATACCAACAACAAAACGTTTATGAATGGTAGGATCATTATAACGATTCTTAAGTTGCTTGACTAGAATCTGACCAAGACCTTCCAAATCTTCTGTAGAAATCAATGCAAACATCAAGTCAGCAGTTGCAGGAAGACCGAAAGACTCTGAAGTATCAGTTAGTTCAACATCAGAAGAACCATAACCACTACGAGTAGTTTGAGTAGCACTGACGATTGGAACATTAAACTCCACAGCAAGACCACGAAGTTCTTCTGCAATTGCTTTTACAAAGGTATAAGAGTTAATGTTACTATTCCCTTTATATCGGGAGGAAGCACAGATATTTAAGTAATCTACAAAAATAATATCGGGTTTAAATGATTTTTTAAGAGAAAGTTCATTTAATAAAGACTTAAAATGCCCAGAATGAGCAGATGCAGTCGGATACTCCTTAATAATTAAGGTCCCTTGTGTTTTCTTTGAAAGGTTGGTTACCTTGTTTTCAAACATCTGCTTTGACAAATTAGTGATGTCCTGAATAGGAACATTCAGGAGGTTTGCATCAATTCTTTCAGCAATGCGTTCTTCTGCCATTTCCAACGTAATGTACAGAACGTTCCGCCCTTGGAGCAAGACGGAGCTAGCCACATGGCACATGAATAGAGATTTGCCGACGCCCGTACCAGCAAGAGCGATGTTAAGAGTTTTGTTAGGGAGACCACCTTTCGTGATTTTGTTAAAGTATTCAAGATCAAATTCAATTTTATCCTCCTTTTTGTGATAAGACTCATATCTTTGTTCATAATCTTGCAGGTAATCATGACCTACGTGGTTATCAAAACTTACAGCAAGGGCATCAGAAAGAATAGAAGGGATACTATCGCGATTTTTGTTTTCATCATTACCATCAGCAATATGAATCGATTCCATCAGAGCAATATAAATTGCCCTATCCCTACACCATTTTTCAGTGGTATTGACTAACCATTGAAATTCAGTAGGTACACTTTCCAAACAAGAAATTAAATGAACAATCTCCTTAAAAGATTGCTCATTAATGTCTGTTCTTTTCTCCACCTCAATACAAAGAACTTCTTTGGTTGCTGGTTGATTGTATTCTTGAACGAAAGATAGTATTTCATCAAATACTATTCTTTGATTTTGATCTTCAAAATATTCAGATTTAATAAAGGGTATTACTTTTCTAATATATTCTTCATTATGTAACAGGTTTCTAAGAATTAGAAACTCAACCTTCTCCATAACTAAATTCCTTACGTGCGATTTCGTCCAATTGTTGCATTACTTCTTCTGTGAAATATACCTCAGGTTCTTTTAGAATCTGCTTAGCATAAATCTTTTTACCATCAATTTCATAACGACCTGCTACATTCTTCCAAAGTCCACCAATCTCACCGAGTTCAAGAAGACCATAGTAACGATCAAGACCACGTTCATCGTAATAAAGACGAATTTCAACATCTTTATTCTCTTTACTCAAACGCGATTTAGCAGTCTTAGCCTTGATAATATTTCCAACCACTTCCGTTCCATCCTTTTCTTTCTTTTTGCTGAGATAAATGATCGTACTTGCTGCGTATTTGAGTCCAGAACCTCCTCCCATTTCTTTAGTTGGTACGTAAGCTCCGATGACATCGTATGTGTGATTTGTGACAAGAAGTGGAACATTTGCTTGACCTAGTTTGAGTGTGAGCATTCGGAATGCACCTTTGACCAGTTGGGATTTGGTCATATCACGAACTTGTTTGTCGTTGAGTGCGTCAGTGATTTCTTTCTCAGTGGAAAGCATACCAAGAGAGTCTAGCACAAACATGCAGGGTTTGCGCTCTCCTTCAGGTTTTTTTAAGTATAAGTCTACTGCCTTTAGTGCTTTACTACGAAACTCTTCGATAGTAACAACATTAACAACAACCAAACGAGAAGTATCAATTCCACGGGATTCTACAAGCGATTTAGTAATAGCAGCCTCAGTATCAAAGTAGAGACAATAACCATCGGGGTTAGAATCAAGAAAATTCTTAACCACAGCGAGAGAAAAGAAAGTTTTTCCAGTAGAAGACTCTCCAGCAATAGCAGTAATCTTGTTCCCAGATACGCCGCCAAATATGCTACCTGAAACCAGTGCATTAAAAATGTACGAACCTGTGTCAACATACTTTTCAGTTTCATCAATATCTGAGGCAAGTTGGGTGTACTCACCACCAATTTCTTTTACAATATCTTTAAGGAAGTCCATCAAGAGAAAAATGATTCAAGGTTTACTTTTTTTTCCACACTCCACCCAATAGCATCAAGGATAATTTTGAGTGGTTCTAGAAATGCTTTCTCAAATTGTAGGTCATAGTCTATGTATCTGTCAAGGTTAAGTTCCTTAGGAAACTCTTGGATGAAAGAGATAATATTCTCATGAATACTATTTGGTTTTTTCAAATAGATAAACTTTATCTTTTCGCCATTCTGAATGAGGGAGTATTTGTTTGTTAGTTTATTCTGTTTAATATAATGATTGAAGAGAAGTGCTCCACGAATATGAATAGGAGTCCCCTTGATATAGATATTCGAAGATGATTGGTACTTAACTACATCAGAAGCTGACCTTGGGAAAGAGATAGTTTCTGGAGCAAGTGTCTTAAATTCAAGGCGACATTTCTCAATAAAATCGATTACCTCATCTTCAGTCCCACTCATCATTAATTTAAGAGCATCTTTAATCATCTTGCGACAAGGAGCAGGAGTTGAAGATTTAACTGCTTCAATGCCCATCATCTTCAGTTTAGGTTCTTTATATCGAACCCCTTCACTATCCCAAACATTAAGAATATATCGTTTCTTGGCAGTCCAGATTCCACGGTCGGCAATATTCTCCCGTTTCATCTGCATCTTTTGGTCATATGCATTCACATATGTCGCCAGTTCTTGATAAGAACTTTCAATATACTTTTCAAGTTCCATCGAAGCGACCTTATCAAGGAACGAAACAACGCTTTCAGTAGTTTTCTCTCTTCCTTTGTATACACTTTCAACCAAAGGGCCCATATTAAGATAAATGGAATCAGTGTCAGAAGCAATGACATAATCAACATCCTGGGTCTTAAGAATCTTATTGAGGTATGTATTCATTTTACCTTCAATCCATCGGATAGAAACTTGACCACTCAAAGTGATTGCTTCAGCATTCTCAAGTTTGTAATAACGAAAATACTGATTACCAATAGCACCATAAGCAGAGTTTAGAGAAATTTTCTTAGCCATCTGAATGTTATTACATCGAGCAATCTCTTTCACAAGTTCCTTGTTCTTGGTCTTCTCATATTCTTTTTTTGCTTCAATCATCTTCTTTTTGAAGATGACACGATCCTGATACATTTTTTCCATCAGTTCTGGAAGAAATCCACGAACATCTTTGCGGAACATTGCGCCATTAGCACATACAGCATAATCACTATACATTTCAAAACTAATGTCTTGATTTAGAATCTTATCTACAGTAACAGTTGGGTGCCTCTCTTCCATAAGAGTTTCTGGTGAAATATTATATTGCATAATCAAATGTGGATATAGACTATTCAAGTCAAAGTTTACAACCCAGTCATACTTTCCTGGTTTTGGCTCTTTTACATACGCACCAGCATACTTTTCATTCTTCTGAGACTTATTTCTTGGAGGAATAACAATGTTACGTTTCTTGAGATAATTGTAGATGATATTATCCCACATCCGAACTTGGTAAAACACATCAGCATAATTTACTTTAGCATCATATGCCATCGTAAGTGCAAGTTCAATCAACTTCATCTTGTCTTCCAGACGGTCAACAAGTTCTACGTCAACGATGTTATACTCAATAAACTTCTGCCACCCCTTCGTATAAAAGTCCTTAAATGTATCAAACTCAGAGTGGTCCAGTTTTTTCTGACCGAGTTCTACTTCAGCAATGTAATCGAGACGATAAGATTCCTGGGCTTTATAAGTAAACTTTTTATAAAGATCGAGATAATCAAGTTGAGTTAATCCACCAACGTCAAATGTAGTGTGCTTACGTCCATTAATAAACACTTCACCTTCAGTCACTAGTCCCCAGTTTGAAAATCTCTTCATGAGTTTCTCGCCAAGAACACGATTTAGTCTCTTACAAATATATGGAATATCATACATTTGAATATTCCATCCAGTCACAACATCTGGAACGTCAATCATCCAATAGTTGATGAAATGATTAAGAAGTTCATGCTCACTGGGACAGTAGTGATACGTCACATTACTCTGTTTGTTATTGAATGGTTTAACTCCCCAAGTAACAATTTCTTTAGTCGTATAGTCCTGAATTGTAATTGCAAGGATTTCTTCCGAACAAGATTCCACATCAGGGAATCCTTGTTCAGATGCAACCTCAATATCCAAAGTTACAAGTTTGATTTTACTAATATCAAACTTGATTTCATCTTCTGGATATTTTTCCGAGATGTATTGATAGATATATCTATCATTTCCGTAAATTTCGAATCCATCAATTTCATCATACTTTTTGTAGAACTCACGACAATCCTTTACTGTTCCAGGATTGATTGGTTCTACTGCTTCTCCGCTTAGTGTTCTATACTTAGAATCTTTTTTAGTTTTTACAAAGAGAGTTGGGAAAAACTCATCCCTAGTTTCAAATCTTTTGCCATTATCTACTCCACGAACCAAAAATTGATTCCCAATCAACTGAATATTAGTATAGAACTTTTGTGTCATTCTTTAATCAAATCCTCGTATTTTTCAAGTAGAGTTGGAGTTGGGTCAGCAAGTGTAATAATTTTATCCGAACTAATCATAAAATTCTTTTCCTTTGTGTACCCACAAAGAAAAGGTTCCATAGTATAATCACTCCTAATAACAAATGGACTGACTAATTTACAATCAGGTTCTCCAATATCGGCACCAACTTCTTTAATTTCACTTATTAAAATTAAGTTGTTCAATAATGCAATAATTTTTACTAGGGGTTTTTCCATCTTACATCACAAGTTTCCCTTATTCTACCAACAAAAAAAGGAGGAGTCAACCTGGATTTTGCCAGGTGCTCCTCGCGCCGACGATATTCAGTTGTATTTATAGATAATCTTTACGAGTATGGTGTTCTGGAACGATCTTGCCAAGTTTTACTGTAAGTAGTCCATCCTCAAATAAGACTTCTCGTACTTCCGTATCGTCTGATAGTGTCCATGCTCTCTTGAAACTTCTTTGAGCCAGTCCCTTATGGACGTAATTGGTATCAGACTCTTTATCTTCTTTTTGTCCTTCGATAAAAAGTTTTCCATACTCTGTGTATACATGTACTTCCTCATTTTTAAATCCAGCGAGTGCAAGTTCAAGTCGAGATTCTACATTACTAATATGAATCAAATTATATGGTGGGTAATTAGAAGTAGTTTCATGAATGTTAAAAATTCGGTCAAAGTATTCATCCATTCCAATACTATTGCGAGCAATCCTATCCATCAGACCAGGAAGATCCGCAGAGGTAAACCTAGAAGTTGCAAGGTTAGTCATTATGGTAGCTCCTTTAAAAGCGAGTTTGTGTTGTGTGGACC